TAGGAGCACCTTCCTTCTCAATTACATACTCATGAACAGTTGACTTACCTTCAGCATCCAGAGAGTTGTATGCAGTCTTTGAGAATCCATAGCTGATAGGGAAGCAAGCTTGAATTTCAGGAGGCATACCTTCATAATCATCACGGAGAGAATCTTTATCATCAACCTTCATTTCAACAGAGCGTTTTGCCTTGATGTTGATGTCATCATTCTTGATCTTGAATGGAGTGCGAAGAGCAACACCAAGTTCATTGATTATCTCTTTCCTCAACTGCATTTCTTCTTCTTTGATTGACTTGAGTTGATCACTCATTTCACGCCATTTCTTCAGCTTATTTACTGATACACCATTGATAAGTTGTTCAGTTTTATTTTCCATCTAATAACTCCTCTATGTTCTGACAAAACCAATGCCTTGCTTTTAAATGACCGTTTAATGCAGCCGCCTCAGTCAATTCAAAAGAAACACCTTCATCATTTATGTTGATTATGTTTTTAATAAGAGTTGACATCATTGTGCTCCTTTTATTCCACTTGATTTTTGCAGTGAAAGCAGGCGCTCCTCAACCTCATCAATTGCTGCATCCCACCCAGCCTCTCTCAGCCAGCAACTCTGAATTAAACTGATAAATCAATGCAGCTAGTTCACCGTGAACTTCACTAATTGGACTTGTTATATTTGTTCCAAGTGCACTATAAACTTTATCATATGTGTTATCACCGTCAAATTCACACTGATTGCTTGCTTTTGACATTGGACAGCCAATGCATTCACGCTTTTTCAACAAATAGAGGTGGCAATATGGGCAGGCTGCTGCATCACCTGCCATTGAAAGTTGAATTGGCATTTGCACTTCTACAATCTGATCTTCTGGTACAAGAATTATACCAGTTGCTCTTTCAATGATTTCATTCTTACGCCTGATAAATTCTGTGATAGTCATAATGACTCCTTAACGCCAGTAAGTAACGCCAGTAAGTAACGCCATCATCACATAGGTATGCAGTCTTACTTGGCACGGTATGTATTGTGGTTATTGCTCCATATTGGCCAGTTGAAGTCATGCCCATGCAATCGGATCATTTATGATATCACGCATTAAATTTTTCATTACATTCTCCAGTTTATTGCCAAGTCAAACTTCCATCCAGATGCGCACGCCTTTAAGCAAGCGATTGTTACGGTATGCTGCATCATTTTCTTCTTTTTTCTTTTTGATTTGAGCCAATTTTTCCCTTGTCTGTCGCGCTGCTTCTTTATGTGGAGTGCCTTGTTCAACAAGGTCAGCAATCAATTCGCTTACAGTAGGCATGCCCCCTCCAAATTCACTTGATATGAATATTATTAATATTCGTTTGTTTAATGCAAGTAAACATCACGTCGCAGTAATGGCAATTGCGTGACCCTTCAGATTTGATATCCCATTTGGAATAACACTCAGGGTTCCAATCATCATTGTCAAATTCATCATCAAGAATTTTCTTAATGTATATCACGCACATGTATGCAATCATGAATACAATAAGCACAAGTGCAATTACTTCAGATGTTTCGATTTCAAAATTCATTCTTAATCTCCTTATATTACAATAATACCAATCAATTATCACATCAACAGCATGTCACATATTTTGGAATTTCAATCTCATCACCAAATTTGCTGGCAACGTAGCAGCGCATCGCGGCCACAAGAATTGTATTTCCAAACCACCACTCTGATCTACCATCAGGCCAATATTTTGCAGCTCCCCATTTATTGGTGTCATGACAATCAGGCCGAAGACGCATTTCTTCACGCTCAATAATCGGCCCGCCTTGGGACCAATCACAAGACGGCCTGTATCTGACCCTATTCCATGCAATACCGTCTTCCCAGCCACCGTACTCTCCCAATGACCACCCGTGGGGCCAGTGGTGTATTAGAGTCAGGGTGTCTTCCTTGACGTCTCTGCGGAGGACTTGCGGGTTGCCACACTCAACTAACGGGATGATTTGAATATTCCATCCCTCTGCCTCCGCTACCACACAATCAAGGAAAACACCCTCAATAATTTGAGTTTTAACCAGCGACGGCTCCATCAGGACACCTTGCATCACATCTATTTCATGTTGCAACTTCTTTTGTTTTACTTCATTCATCTTTATTCTCCAGTTTACTGTTACTCTAACGCCATGATTGCTACTGTTGTAGTTATCTTTACCCTATTTTTAGTTGAGGTAAATAGGGCGGAAAATCTAAGATACTTCCTATCAACTACCCTCTAGGCGTACTCTATAGACCTTATTACCTGTTGAAAACAACATAAACTAGGGCAGTTATAATGAATTCAAGCCTGAATGATAATAACAGTTTCAGCAATGACACAAACAGATTCCTTTCAGCTTTTCCATCAAATCTCCCTTTCATATTTCAAGCCAAGGATGACGGCAGAGGAACCAAGGACATAGCAACAGTAAAGAAATATGGGAAGATTTGGCACAAGACTGGTAACTTTGATGAATCCATTGTAAAGTGGTTGAAGAACCACAATAATGATGCATGGGGTTGCTTCTTCGCAGTGAATGAATTGGATCAAGCTCTTGATCCAGCTCACAAGCGCACCATCAATATGATCACGCGCATCCGCTCTGTGTGGGTTGAGGATGACAATAAGCGCGACACCCCACGGAATGACTGGCCAATTGAGCCTAGCTTCATTGTAAATTCCAGCCCTGGCAAATTCCACTATTACTGGTTGACTGATATTAAGCCCACTGAGATGAACAAGATTCAGTGGGAAGGAGTCATGTCAACTCTAGTAACCAAGTATGACTGTGATAACAATGCTAAGGATTTGGCGCGTGTTCTGCGCCTGCCTGGCTTTTATCACATGAAAGACCCTGAAAACCCACACCTTGTGGTATTTATGGGCAATGGCACTGTTTATGACTGGGTTGACATTATTTCCGCCTTCCCTCCCGCCGATTCTATAGAAGGATGGGAGACCGATACCCGCGAGAAGGCTATAAACGAGAGCGAGACGCTGACCAAGACAATGGCAGAGTTAATCGCAGACTATCAAGCAGGTCACCGGCACGGACCAAGCTCACGTACAGCAATGAAGTTGGCCAATTACAATGTGCCGCTTGATGAAATCATTGCAATACTATGCGCAATATTCACTGAAAGCTCATATGACCATCACGCTCAATCAGCTGCATCAGCAATCAAGAAAATAAACAGTGAGCGTTATTATAAATTCCACAGCACTGGCAGCGGAACTGATAAGAAGGAACTGCCACACTTCAACACAAGTTTTGTAAGAGATTGGCCACAACCATGGCCTCTCATTTTCAAGACATTTGAAGATGCAATATATCAAGTGATTGAAGAGATTTACGTGCCAGCTTGTTTCGCGTATCACTCTGTATTGCTTGGCTCAATCTTCCGCACAGTCCGTGGGCGTGGGTGCAACTTGAATATGCAGATAATCTCTGCCTCTGGTGTTGGCAAGGATAGTAACACCAGTGAGCCAATTGAGCGCATTCTCACTCACATGAAAGGTGAATTGAAGGATAGTGAATCTGAATCTGATACTCTTGGATTGAGATTGCTTTCTCCAATATATGAAAGTGTTACTGCTGATACAACGTATCTGAAGACACTTGGATTTGAAGAGAATAAAGATGGCGGCTTGATTCTTAATACAGAGGCAAGCGGTCACTGGGATATGGTTGCCAATGCTGATAACCCTCACACAGAGGGTGTAATGCGCATTGAAATTAATGCATGGGATGGACACAATATCAGCGGTAAGGTTGTTGGTAAGAGTCGATTTGAAGACATGCATAATCCAAATTACACAATGCTAAGACTTCAACAGACTGAGGCAATTGAACGCAATCTTACACAGCGTATGATTGATATTGGACTTGGCAATCGGATTGACTACTATGCAGACAATATTGACCGCCCTGAAGTAGCATCAACTGAGTTAAGCTCAAAGGAAATCAAGATAAATTCAGAATATGTTGACTTCCTGCGCTTTGTTTTCAAGTTCATTCACGCACACAAAGGATATCAAATCAAGGTTTCAACTTCAAAATCAGGTGGGTTCATACACCGCTTTGAGACTGAAACTCTATTGCCATTGGTAAATAATGATAATATTTCACGTGATGAGTACAAATTCATCAAACGCATCATTGGTAGCGCAGAGAAACAGACAACTGAAATCGCTGCTTTCTGTTACATGTGGCGAATTTACAATGGTGAAAGTGTAGATGATATTGTTTTAAGCAAGCTAAATGACATTGTTTTGGAGATTGATGGAGGCAAATTCGAGCAATTTATCCTACCATTCATGGAGTATCAGCTGAAAATACGCAGATTTTTGTACAATAATATCTTGAATACATCACAAGCAACTGCTGAAACAATTGCTATTAATGAGGTTTGGGAACGCTGCGTGAAGAAAGTCAGTCATGATTATGAGCCTTGGCACGCCGTGGGTGGTATTGTTGCAACACATTTCAATGCTAGAGTCAAGGCCCATAAGTTCTTTTCCAAGAATCCAAAGTACAATAATCCAGAGACAATCAATAGAGCAATTAACAATTGGGTTTTGATAAATGGGCTTGAATTGAAGAAGATTGATGTTGATGGAAAGAAGCGCGCTTGCTATGTAATGAACTAAATTTGATAAACTGGAGAGTGTCATGAGCAGAAATATTCCAATTAGAGGGAATTATTTAGACATAAAAGGAAGGCCAATATTTGTTGTCACCTGCAACACATCAATCAAGCGCAAGAATTGGAGTTTGTTTTCATTTATGAATTGATTGTCATGCTTGTTAACCAATGTGAATTTGATGATTTAGTTGAATTTCTCAGCTATAAATTCACCGGAGTTGATTGGATTGGTGTGCTTTGTGAACACAGAAGCAAATTTGAAAGATAAAAAAATTTATTTTTTTATATCTATAAAAGTCAGTAAAAATTTAGCAGAAATTGTTAGTTGAGTCGGCGTAAGTTACTAATTTATAAGAGGATTTAGAGATGCGAAACGAAAATAAAATTTATTCGAGAGCGGAAAATAAAAAAATAAAAAATAAAACGGCCCTCCCCGACCTCTCCCTCTATTTCCATCAAAACCCCTCTCTGCTTACCCCTCCTATTCTTCCAATTAATTGTTTTCTATTTCTTTTTTATTTTTTTATTTTATAGGTATATATAGGGGAGGGCTAGGAACGGCGCGGGCTAGAGCGGGTTAAACAGATTTTTAACTTTTACCCTCGAACCTGTTAATTTTTTATTTTCCAACACTTTTTCACAACACATATAAATTTAGCTTATGCCAACAGCCGCGCAGCGCGAACCACACGGAGAAACGATAATTATGAGTGCAATTCTAGCAAGAAAATTATCACATCAAGAACTATTAGTATTAACAAAATTCAAAAAGCTATCTCAACAAGAACCTAATGATGGTGATGTTTGTAAATGGTATTTGATTGAGCGTGAATACTCGATGAATGGAATTGGCAAATGGAATAGTGAATTCAAATCATTCCGTTGCAGCAGTGAAGAAATTGTATTCTTGAATCCAGGTGCAACGTATTGGGAGAAGGAATAATGAAATATAATGTTTATTGCTGAATGGGCCACTTGAAGGATTTAAGGTCAGAAGTGCAGGTGATGCACCCTCATTTGGATTTGATGCAAATTACATTGGTGGTAGATCACCTACCCTTGATATTGATTCACATGAAGATGATGCGAAGATTATTCAAATGCATGATTATGGCAGTGCTTATTGAATATGTGATATATTAAAGATGAGGAGATAGAAAATGATCAGTGATAAGTATGATTCTGCTCTGAAAGAAACCAGCAAAATATGGGGTGGTGAATTCAACCTTGATATGGCAATTGAAGAGTGTGCTGAATTGATTCAAGCAATTCAACACTTGCGCAGGAATCGCTGCAATGTGTCAAAGGTAGCAGAAGAACTTGCTGATGTGTCAATCATGATAAGGCAGTTGATTATTGATTTGAATTGTGAAGCGAGTTACTTGACACACGTCGCACGGAAAATTATCAGATTGAAATTGCGCATTGCTGCAAGGAATGCAAATATACGTGGTGAGGAGGTGTAATCATGTCATCAGTTATAATTGTTGCTGATTCTGTTTCTGATGAGGTGTTTGAATATTTGAAGAAATCAGAGTTGAGAAAGCGATTCTGTAAAATTGCATCAACACATCGCAAAGCTAAACTTGGCAAGATTGATCACGTGATTGGAATCATTACTATATCAAATGCAATAAGCATGATGACTTCTATAATGAGAGCAGAAAGATTGAACAGGTGTGATTTGGTTGGCATTGTTTCTGGGCATGTTAATCTTACTGTTAAACTTGGTGGCAACTCTAATCACGATATCAAAGCTATTGTGGATGGGGTTAATAATGCAATATGAAGAATGGTTAAAAACTCATGCATCAATTGAAGATGCAGCAAAGGTTGCGCATGATACTATGCGCATGCTAGAGAAAGCATTGAACAGGAGGGTTGCTGTTGAAAATGAGATGTGGAATTGCATTTGTGGTAAGCATGAATTACCTGATAAAAACAAGCTAAAAGAGTGGGCAATCAAGCTAGGAGTGCCAGAAGAAAACACTTCTAAAGGTGGTGTGTAATTCAACGCCTATAGGCTTCCGAAAATCGAAAGCGGCGCTTATACTACGTCGAACTAAGAAAGGGAATACGCAGCGCCATGGCCATGTTTCCAACCAACAACGCAGTTAGATTGGCCAAGGATGCTGGGCTAGGTAAGCTCACAAGAACTGAATTTGATATCAATGACGCAATTGCAGACTTCCAGAAGATTGCTTCAGTTAGCACTTTTGAGAATGCTCTGTCAATCTTCCAATCTCACATTTACAACCACAGCATAACAGAAGCGCAAGAATCAACTCTAAAGCGCATATTTGACTTCACTCAGTTTGAAATCAATGGGCTTGTAATTGATCACGTTGGCCGTGTAATGACCGACTCTAAGTTGGAGTCAAACAAGTTGCTGGCTGCGCGCGTCCTCACGGATATTCGCAATGGCGATAGTGATGATATTGATGAAAAGACTGTGAAGAAGATTGTGTTTGAAATGGTCAAGAAATAACGCTGGATAAACTGGAGATAATTATGAAAATCAATAAGCAAATACAGCCGTGTGATGAATCATGCGTAGCAACATGCATTGCTATGCTCATTGATGAGCCTGTTGAAATGATCATGGGTGATTTTCACGATAGATATATGCATGGTGGTATTACAATTCCGCAATATCTTGATGCACATGGCATCAAGCATAAGGAATTTAATTCAATTGAATGGATCACTGATCAAGGTCGCTATTTGGTGCTTGCTCCATCATTGAACACTCATGCTAAGTTGCACACAGTTATAATGGATATATCCCCGTATGGCAATTATGTATATGACCCATATGATGATGGTGAACATCACTACTATGTGTCTCCAACAAAAGAAGTTGTGACACGATGTGAAGTGCGCTTGTATTCATTTGCTCCTATGTTGAAGATTTGCACAGGAGAATAATCATGGCCTCTGTATTTGCTCATTCAAAAAGTGAAGTTGTTCAAAAGTTGCTTAATTCACTTGGCCTAAATGATAAGTTGGTAAAATCAATAACAATTAATTTCAATGCTGGTGAGATTGTTACTGCAAATGCAGTGATATTTGTTCCAGAGGATGCAATTGAAGGACTCGCTGAGTTGAATTGGATTCTTGATGATGGAGTTTAATCATGGATTCTATTGAGTTCAGAATACCATGGCCACCTTCACTGAACACATATTATGTATGCATACATGGCAAAAAGGTTCTCAGCAAAAAGGGTAGGTTATATGCTGAGGAAGTGAAGAGGCAGATTGCTTTAGCATCACTTAACTTAGGCATTGATTGTGCGGTTGAGGTTGATATTAAGCTTGCTCCTCCACGGAATGGCAAATGGGATGGTGACAATTATACAAAGGCAATATTTGATGCATTGACAAAGGCAGGAGTTTGGGTTGATGACTCGCTCGTTGCTAAATACCATGTAGAGAAGTTGCCAAAATATGCGCTTGGTGAAGTGTATATGAGTATAAGTCCAATTGGTGGTGAAAATGGCTACAATTGATCCAATTTCAGAAGACATTGAATGGAGTGCAAAGGCTGCTCTTGCTGATGCTGCAAATCGTGTTGATCATAAGTCTCCTGTGGTTGCCATTTGGCTTGATGAAAATGGGATGCCACATTGGACTCATGCTAATTGTGAATTCAAGGATAAGGCAGCAATTCTTGCTTACATGAATGCTATGGTTCTTGATTGGGCAAAGATAAGGTTGGATGCATGAATGCAGTTGCGCAGAGAGTTGAAGAGGTCACGTTGCAGTTCTCAGAACCGCAATATGAGTTCCTCTCTGCCACTGAAAAATATGTTGCAGCAGTTGCTGGATTTGGCTCTGGCAAGACATTTGTTGGCCTTGCTCGTATATTGAAAAATATGATGGAGGCCCCTGGTATTGACCAAGCATATCTTGCCCCAACATATCCATTGATTCGAGATATATTTTATCAGACTGTTGGAGAGGCATTGCCAATTCTAGGTTTGGATTACAAGATAAACAAAAGTGAGCACATTGTTTCAATACCTGATCTAGGTAGCATTTATTGCCGCACAATGGACAACCCAGAGAACATAGTTGGTTGGAAAGTTGCTGATGCAATACTTGATGAATTTGATGTACTACCAACTAATAAGGCAATTCATGTATTCCGTAAAGTGTCAGCGCGTTTGCGTCAGAAGAACCCAACTGGAAGAATCAATCAGTTGTTTATAACCACGACACCAGAAGGTTTTAAGGCAACATATCAACTATTCAAAAAGAGTCCATTGGCAAATAGCCGATTGATTCAAATGAGCACATATAGTAATGCTCATAATTTGCCTGATGATTATATTGAAGAGTTGATGAATCAATATCCAGAGGAATTGATTAAAGCATATCTGCTTGGTCAATTTGTAAATCTTGTCTCTGGTGTTGTTTATGGCTCGTACAATCGTGAGATGCATCGCTCTTGTGAAGATATCAAAGTTGGTGATGTTCTGTACATAGGTCAAGACTTCAATGTTGGCAATATGGCATCAACAATCTATGTAATCCGTGATGGTATATGGCATGCTGTTGGTGAATTGACAAAGATATTTGATACACCTGCTTTGATAGATACATTGAAGCAGAAATTCCCTGGCAACAAGATTGTAATATATCCTGATGCAAGCGGAGATAGTAGGAAGACGGTTGATGCCAGTAAATCTGACATATCTTTGCTTAAAAATGCTGGATTTACTGTGAAAGCCAATAGCAAGAATCCATTTGTTAAAGATCGTGTGCTTGCTGTGAATGCGGCTTTCACACACGGAAAAGTGCTTGTTAATGATACGCTTTGTCCAACGGTTGCATCAAATCTTGAGCAACAGGTGTATAACCAAAATGGTGAACCTGATAAGTCAGCAGGTGTTGATCACCAAAACGATGCCACTGGCTATCCGATTGTTTATGAAATGCCAATTCGTAAACCAATCATTATCAATACTGGAATAATAAGCGCGGTGTGAGGTGAGAAATGGCAATTAATTCAAAGCATAAGCAGTATATCAAAAACATTGATAACTGGATCAATGTTGACAATGTCGTTGATTCAGATGGTGTTGAACAATATCTTGTGTATCTAAATCCACTTGATACAAGTGACTTGAATAAGGCACGAAACAATGCATACAAAGGGCGTGCTGTATTCTATGCTCTTGCTGGTCAGACTGTTCAAGGAATGCTTGGCATGGCCTTCTCAAAGGCGCCTTCAATCAACATTCCGCCTAATCTTGAATACCTGAAGAAAAATGCAGATGGATATGGTAACTCTATTTATCAGCAGTCACAGGTTGTTCTAAAGGAAATTATCAAGAAAAGCCGTTGTGCTTTGTATGTGTCATTCCCTGTTGTAGAAGGACCAATCTCAAAGGCTGATATGGTATCTGGTAAGTATGTTGCAAATATCAACCAGATTGATGCTAAGCAAGTCATCAACTGGGCGCATGAAACAGTTGGCTCGATTACAAAGTTGAGCTTTGTTGCAATTGAAGACGCTGAAGAAACTACTGTTGAAGACTATTCAGTCAATGAAACAAAAATCATTCGTGAATTGTTCCTTGAAGATGGCATTTACAAGGAGTGCAAGCACACAATGAATGATAAGGGTGAGTGGATTGCTGGTGAAGTTCGCACGCCAACTGATGCAGCAGGAAAGACATGGGATTATATCCCATTCACATTCATTGGCGCATCAAGTAATGATTCAAATGTTGATCCAATAAATCTGTTGCCGCTTGTTATGCTGAATATCGCTCACTATCGCAACTCTGCTGATTTTGAGGATTCAGTTTGGTTTGCAGGTCAAGCTCAGCCATGGATGAGTGGCGTTACACAAGAGCACATCAACTTGATGCAAAAGAATTGCATGTATGTTGGCTCTCGCAATCTTCTTGCTGTTCCAGAAGATGGCCAATTTGGCTTTGCTTCTGCTCCGCCAAATCCAGCAGTCAGACAGGCAATGCTTGATAAGATTGATATGATGGTTGGCATCGGCGCACGGATGATACAGCCAGGCGGCGTAGCAAAAACTGCAGAGCAATCTCACGCAGAGAAGGAAATTCAACATTCTGTACTTTCATTGATGGTATCAAATGTAAATGAAGCATATACGCTGTGCCTTAGTTGGTGCGAAAGGTACATGGGTGCTTCTGCTAGTCCTGATCTTGAATATGCAATTGATACAAGCTTCATGGAGCACATCAGTGATACTGCTGAGATGAAGGAAGTTATCATTGGATTCCTTGGCGGTGCAGTTCCTATGTCAGATTACATTCGGTACATGAAAAAGCGTGGAATCTTTGATGATGAAACTTCTGTTGAAGATTACGCTGAAAAATTGAATCTGGTATCTGGTGGAGCAGGTGGTGAATAATGCCAAGTACACCACGTCAGTTAATTGACCAAGCAACAAGGCATGCTGTGTACCTTGAGAGGTACAAATCAGGTGCTGTGAAAGAGTATGCCAAGTTGCTTGGTGAAATGGAGAGGCACATTGTATCCAATCTGGCAAAAGAGGATATCACTAGCTGGTCACGCAAGAGACTTGAAAAGCAATTAAAGGTAATACGCAATGCAATGAGTGAGGTAACTGGTGATGTTACTACTCTCATGGCAAAACAAGTTGATAAGCTTGCATCTTATGAAGCAAGATTTGAGTTGAAATCACTTGGCAATCTTGATATCAAATTTGATTTTGATTTGCCAAGTGATTCCCAGCTAAAATCAGCAATATATTCGAGGCCACTGCAAGTAACCGGTGCAGATGGCGGAATTCTGCTTGGTGACTTCTTTGAAGGTTGGTCAGAGCGTTCCATCACACGGATAGAGAATGCTATCAGACTTGGTTATGCGCAGGGAAAAACAACGCAACGATTAATACGTGACATGTATGCATCAGGTGGTGCTGGTGATTTGTATGGCAAAGACCTTGATGCAGTTGTTCGCACTGGTTTAGCTCACGCTGCGCAAGGAGCAAGAAATGCAACGTGGAATGCTAACTCAGACATAATAAGAGGCGTTAGAATAGTATCGACTCTAGATAGCCAAACAACTGATATTTGCCGTGGATTAGATGGCCAGGCTTATCCAATTGATAAAGGCCCAAGGCCACCATTTCATTTGCGTTGTAGAACTACAACTGTTGCTGAATTGGATGATAGATTTGCTATTCTTGATGAAGGTGGAACAAGAACAGCAAGGGGAGAAGATGGCGACGTTGAAAGCGTGCCAGCAAAAGAAACTTACTATGGGTGGCTAAAAAGACAACCTGCTGAGTTTCAAGATTCGGTAATTGGTAAGACTAGGGGCAAATTGTTGCGTGATGGCGGTCTTACTGCGCAGCAATTCGCAGAATTGCAACTTGGCAAGAGATTCGAGCCAATGACTCTGGTTCAAATGGAAAAGATGGACCCTGTTGCTTTCAAAAAGGCTGGCATAGAGCTATGATGATTCCAACTTGGGAGCACCCAGTTGAAGTATTTGGAGTAAAGATTATTGAATTTAGTGATGATGGGATTGATTCACTAGATGCGCTTAAAGAAATATCCAATGACAAGGAACGTAAGAAGCAGCCGCATGCAATAACGCAACGTTTGTTTGGTGAGATAATTAACAGCGAGGTCTAAAATGAGCAAGAATGTAAATCGTGTGAGCAAGCCAGTTGATCATTATGATGTGGTTGCTTGGCAAAATTTCTATGTGAACAATCCTGGCTTTCATCGCAGTGTTGGTGCTGATGGCGCAGGCAGTGAAGGTGGAGCAGGTGGAGAAGGTGGAGCAGGTGGAGAAGGTGGTGCCGGTGGCGGTGGCGATGATGCTGCCAAGAAGCAGCTTGAGGCTCTTCAGAATCAACTCAATGCTCTGACTGAAGAAAACAATCGTTACAAGGCAAAGCACGCAGAGGCAGAGAAGCATCGCAAGCAGCAAGAAGAAGCTGCGCGCAAGGCTGCAGAAGAAGCAGCGCGCAAGTCTGGTGACCTTGAGTCACTTGAGAGAAGTTGGAATGAAAAGTTGAATGGTGTTGTTACTGAGAAAGAGGGCCGCATCAAGTCTCTTGAGTCAATGATCAATGGCCTGACTGTTGGCGCCACTGCTTCACGGATTGCCACGGAACTTGCCATTGATGGCTCTGCTGATGTTCTCATTCCTCACATTTCTAGCCGCTTATCAATGGAGTTGAAGGATGATCAACCTGTTGTGAAGGTTGTTGGTCGTGATGGTAAGCCAACTGCCATGACAATTGATGACTTGAAGAAGGAGATTGCTGAGGCTGCAGCATTCGCTCCTGTCATCAAGGGCAGCAATGCCAATGGCGCTGGCAACTCTGGCAAGGGCAATGAAACATCTGCAAATACCATCAAGCGGCATGTATTTGACGCAATGGACCCTGCAGAAAAATCTGCTCATATCAGGAAGGGTGGCAAGGTAGTAGATTAAATTTTTGCATCTTTACTTGCTTGTAGTTATCGACTAGACTAGACGCGAAGCCGAAGTCTAACTAACGTTAGCGCCTCAATCAGTGATTGGGGATTGAGGTTAAAAGCATCAAGTGGTAATAGTCGGTGACTTTACCCCAGGTCAGTGACCTGACGATGAACAAAATCATTGTCAAGGCACTGACCTTTTCTTTTGCCTTGACGAAAATAAATTTTCAACTAAAGGGCAAAAGAAATGGCAAATACCATTACCAATCTGACTACTGAGCTGTACAATGCACTGGATGTTGTGTCCCGTGAAATGGTTGGCTTCATTCCTGCTGTAACAGCTGACATGTCTTATGAGCGCGCTGCGGTCAACCAGACTGTACGCTCTCCGGTTGCTCCTGCTGCAACTGCATCTGACATCACTCCTGCTGTTACTCCGCCTGATGATGGTGATCAGACTATTGGCAATGCGTCCATGGTCATCACCAAGGCACGTCGTGTTCCTGTTCGCTGGAATGGCGAGCAGCGTCTGGCCCTTGACAACAACGGTGCCAAGCTCAATGTCATCCTGCGTGACCAGTTCGCTCAGGCAATGCGCACTCTGGCGAATGAAGTTGAAGCTGATCTGGCTGCGCTTCATATTTATGCGTCGCGTGCTTATGGCACTGCTGGTACAACTCCGTTTGCCTCCAGCCTTGCTGATACCGCCCAGGCCCTGAAGATTCTTCAGGACAATGGCGCTCCGATGAGTGACCTGCAGTTTGTGATGAACACTTCTGCTGGTGCCAATTTGCGCACCCTTGGCCAGGTCACTAAGGCCAATGAGGCTGGTGATACCAACCTGCTGCGTCGTGGTGTGCTGATGGATATCCATGGCTTTGCCCTGCGTGAATCTGCTCAGGTCAAGACCAGCACCGCTGGTACTGGTGCTTCTGCAACTACTGACAATGCTGGTTATGCTATCGGCGACACGGTCATCACTCTGGCTTCTGCTGGTACTGGTACCATTGTTGCTGGTGATGCCATCGCCTTCGCCAATGACACCAACAAGTATGTTGTTGCCTCTGGTGATGCAGATGTCTCCAACGGCGGTACCATCACTCTGCAGGCACCTGGTCTGCGTAAGGCAATCGCTGAGTCTGCCACGGCAATTACTGTTATTGCTGCTGCTACTCGCAACATGGCCTTCCCGCGCTCTGCAATTGCACTGGCAACTCGCGCTCCAGCTCTGCCTGAGCAGGGTGACTCTGCTGTTGACCGCATGATCATCACTGACCCGATGTCTGGCTTGTCGTTTGAGGTCAGCATGTACGCTCAGTATCGCCAGATGCAGTATGAAATTGCTCTGGCATGGGGCGTTGCAGCTATCAAGAAGGAGCACATTGCTCTGGCGCTTGGCTAATGAACCAGCGGCTTTCTCCCCTGGGTAATACCAGGGGAGCTTTTTCATAACCAGTAATCAAAAAAGAGGTGATTCAAATGGCTGCTATCAAAGTTATGCCTTGGGGCAAAAATCAGGGTGATTATGTTCTGATTGATGAGTCTGATTTTGATCCGAAGAAGCACAAGAAGTTTGTTGAAGTTGATGAATCTGCAACCAAAGAGTCAGAAGAAAAAGCAAAGAAAGAGGCTGAAGAAAAAGCAACCAAGGAAGCTGAGAATAAGAAGGTTGGCAAATAATTCAACTTGTTTAAGGCGAGGCGCGCCCCCTCCCTATACCTACCCTAGGGGTAGACCTCGAAAGACTAGCCTAGGCCCGCTCCGGCGGTCCTAGGAGGGGTCTAGAGGTAGGGGTAGGGGGGGCTATATAATGATTGGCTCAATTGATTCAAAAACAACCCCTGGGCAAGGAGTGTTAAAGGGCGAGTGGGATTTGAAAAGGATTCCATTTATGCAATAAGAATTACCAATTTGGTTTCACCAGCTGGCGAAGTTGAAATTGTTCCAAATTTCTATTTTTATGAGGGTGAATTATGAGCATAGTTGTTGAAACTGGTGATGTGATTGAAAATGCAAACAGCTATGTGACACGCGCTGATTACATTGCTTATGCATCCTCGCTTGGAACAACTATTGCAGATGCTGAAGCAGCAGATCAGCAATTGATATCTGCTTGTAATTTCATCAGCGATCACGAAGACAACATCATTGGATTGCGCGTGTCAAAGGACCAGTTCCTCGCTTTCCCACGGATAATGAGTGATCCAATTGATGGCTTTTATTGGGAATCTGATGAGATTCCACGCAATGTAAAGAGTTGTCAAATGGCATTAGCACTTGAGATTAATGCTGGTGTTGATCTTTATAACCGCACACCGAACAAATTTGCCAAGAAAGAAAAAGTTGAAGGTGCTGTTGAAGTTGAATATTTTGGATCTGAAAATGCTGTGAAGTTGTCAAAAGACAGCCGTGGACTCGCCCTTTTGCGTAGTTTTTTGCGTAAATCTGGCTTGATGAGTATCGCGTTGGAGCGTGCATGAGCACATTTTATGACAATATGGCTGAAACAGCACTGTCTCTTCTGAGTCAGTTTGGCCAATCTGTCACAATAAAGCGTGAAACAAACACAATTGATCCAATAACTGGCGTTACATCAACTGTAACTGTAACTGGTTCATTTACAGCAATTAATCCTCCTGCATCAGGAGGCACAGTTGAGGCATTTGATAATCGTCTTGGTGGCGAGGCTGCATTGCTTTATGAGAATTTGCGATTCTTGATTATTGCAGCAAGTGGAGCGCCGTTCGAGCCACGGGCAAATGATTTGGTTCAAATGGGTGGAGTTTGGTACACTGTTCTTGGTATGACTCCTATTTCTCCTGCTGGCACGCCATTGGTTTATAAAGTTGGTATGAAGGTGTAATGACATGAGTTTTAGCACTGACATTGCCAAATTCATATTGCAGACAAAGACTGATGCAGATAAAGTGTGTCGCGCAATAAAGTTGAGTTTGTTTAATGGCATAATTCGTGACACTCGTGTTAACACTGGTAGGCTGCGCGGCAATTGGCAAACTAGCAGAGAAACACCAAAGCATGGTGATATTGAAAGGCTAGATAAAACTGGTGTTGAAGCAATGAAGGAAGCTGCGGATAACATAACTGGTTTTGGGACTAATCACATGGTCAACAATTTGCCATATGCAGAAGTTTGGGAAGAGCGTGATGGTATGATTGCAAAGAATTTGCAACGTGTTCAGCGCAATATGGAGAAAGCAGTTAAAGAGGTGACTAGATAATGTCACTAAAGATTGATCAGGCATTTATTAGCACATTTATTGATGCTGCATTTGGCCTGCCAATCGCGCATGAAAACATGGAATATCAGCCAGTCAATGGCACTGCTTATGCAGAATTGATAAATTTGCCAAATGATATAACACCTCTATCAATGAATGATAGCAATGTGACTGATGGCATATTCCGAGTTATTTTGCGTTATCCAGTAAATGAAGGTGCGGTAAGCGCAAAGACAATGGCAGAAACAATAATGAGTGCGTTTACCATCAACTCAAAGGTTTGTTACGATGGCCTGTGTGCAGTCGTTAACAAGGTGTACCGCCAACCTGGTGTTGCAGAGTCTGGTTGGTACAAGATTGTTGTAACAATTGGCTACATCGCCACCATCGCACGGTAAATTGATAAGGGGATAACAAATGGCAAATGTAATTGGTAATTCTGGTAGTGTCAAAATTGGTGCCAATGCTGTTGCTGAGGTGCTGAATTTTTCTATCACTGAAACTGCTGCTGTTGCAGATGACACTGTTATTGGCGATACATATCGCGGCCACAAGCCTGGTACAAAGTCATGGTCTGGCTCTGTATCTTGCTATTGGGACAAGAGTGATTCTAATGGCCAGGAGTCAATGAATGTTGGCTCCAGCGTTGAGTTGCATCTTATCCCTGAAGGTGCTGGTGCAGGAAACATTGATTTCAATGGAACTGCAACAATCGTAAGTATCGAGCGCAGCGTTGCAAATGATGCCATTGTTACTGCAAATTTCAGCTTCACTGGCAATGGCACTCTGACTCAGTCACCCCTGGTGTAATAGGTAAATAAAAATGGACATCAACTTGCTGGTTACCAAAGATGTGCACAACGAAGGCGCAGAAATGCAGGTAATTGGACCTGATGGTAAAAAGACTGATTTTTACATCAGATTGGTTGGGCCTGATTCAGATAAATTGCGAGAGATTAAGGCAGCAGCACAACGTGCTGCTATTGCAAAGTTGACTGAAGGAAAGGATAGCTCTATCAACACAGCTTCTTTTATTGCTGAAGCAACACTTGGTTGGCGTGGGTTGACTCACGCTGATCAAGAGATTGAATTCAGCCGTGAGGTTGCAGAAAATCTGTACATTAATGCACCATACATCTGCGAACAGGCAGATAAGTTCATTGCAAAAAGAGTAAATTTTATAAAAGCATAGCAAAAGGGATTTTTGACTATGCAGAATGGGTGTTCTTTGCAAATGGATATGACAAAAATGCAAGCATCCCAAGGATTGAAATTTGGAATCGCATAAAGAAAAGGACTGGAATTGAAATTGAGCACCTAAAAAATCGTCCATATTTACCACAAGGAAGTGAGTATCTATGGAAGTTTTATCTGGAGTTGAAACAAGGTTGTGATTCAGTTGGCATAAATGAGATTGATTCCTACAGCCGATTGTTTCAAAAAGTTACTCCATGGGAAGCAAGTATACTTATTGAAATTGACCTGATAAGGCGAAGAATAAAATGACTACTCTTGCTGAACTTGGCATCAAAGTAACAACTGACGACATTAAAGGTGCTGTCAGAGAGCTTGATGCGCTTGGTCAGCGGTCAAAGCAAACTGAGTCTGCAGTTGGTGGGCTTCAAGCCACATGGAGCAAATTTAGTGGAATTATAGCAGCAACTGGTATTGCAACAGTTGGCAGAGAGCTTGTTGGAACAATTGCTGAATTTGAGAAGATGCAAGCATCGCTCAAAACAGTAACTGGCTCTGCTGAAGGTGCAGTTGCTGCAATGGATTTGATTCGTGATTTTGCTAAAGAGACTCCATTCCAAGTTTCAGAAATCACTGATGCATTTATTAAGTTGAAGGCACTTGGTCTGGACCCAAGTGAGGATTCTCTGCGCTCGTTCGGTAATACTGCATCTGCAATGGGCAAGCCGCTTAATCAAATGATTGAGGCAGTTGCTGATGCTGCAACTGGTGAATTTGAGCGACTGAAAGAATTTGGTGTAAAGGCGCGCAGTGAAGGTGATAATGTAACTTTCACTTTCCAAGGTGTTTCCACTGAAGTAAAGAAGAATGCAGATGAAATTCAAGAATACCTAAAGGGAATTGGTGATGTTCAGTTTGCTGGCGCAATGTCTGAGCAGATGAACACAATAAGCGGCATGACTTCAAATCTTTCTGACTCTTTTGACAGCCTGATGGTTGAAATTGGTGAGGAGGGGTTGAAGGGTGCCATTAAAGATAGTCTAAGCGCAACACAAGCTGCGTTGGCAGATGTTACGCCTCATATTCTTGGATTCACCAGCGCATTGTTCGGAACTCTTGAACCAGCTGATGAATTGTCTGAAAAAACCAAGATTTTCTCAACCATGATGTTGGTGGCTGTAGAGGCAGTAAATCAACTTACAACATCTCTGTCAACGGTATTTATGGGCACTTTGGAAACTGTTGGTGGTGCAATTGGTGGACTTGCTGCTGCAGTAGTTGCGTTATTTGAAGGTGACTTTAAGGCAGCGGCTGATATCACTAAAGAAGTATTCAATGATGTTGGTGACAGCATCATGACTGGCTCTGAAGAGTTGAACAACGAATTGACTGGTGACATGGAAGACACAATTGATAAGATTGCAAAAATTTGGGATAAGAATAAGCGCAATATCAAAGAAGGCAAAGCAACTGCAACTATTGATGTTGGCGTAAACAAGCCAAAGGATGAAGGCTTGAGTGCAACAGAACAAAAAGAACTTGATAAGTTGAAGGCAACACTAGAAAAGCGAGTTGAAATGCTTCGTAAAGGAATGCGAGATGAAACACAAGTTGCAATTGAAGAAGAAATGGAGCGCCAAAATCTGCTAAATGAAGCAGAAGAACAAGGTGTATATGATAAAGAAATTTTGAATCAATTGCGCCTTGAATCAGCAATTAGACTTGATGAAGAGTTGCGTGCCATTGAAGATGAAAGAATTGAACGTCAGCGTGAACAGCGCGAAGCAGAATTTGAAGAGCAATCAGATTATTTTGAACGTTTGTTCAATCTAGAGTCTGGTTCTTGGCGTGCGTCAATTGATTTTGCTGATGCAATGCGTAAGCAGGATTATCAATCTGCATTGAAAAATGGCTCATTGATGCTTGCTACTGTTTCCAAGAATAACAAGGAAATGTTTGAAGTACAAAAGACCCTTGCTTTAGCAAATGCTGCTGTTACACTACCATCTGCAGTGATTAAATCATTTGAGGCAGGTGGTGGATACCCATGGGGCTTGATTCCTGCTGGCTTGATGCTTGCTCAGGGCCTGTCTCAGATTAATGCAATTAGTTCTGCTAGTTTCGGCGGCGGAGGACGCGGGGCTTCGGTAGGCGGCGGCGGTAGTTCTTCGCCCTCTGCGCCTGTTTCTAGTGGTTTGCCACCTGGTTCTACTGCTATCCCAAGTGGCCGTGAGCAAACTGCCCAACCAGTTAGAGTTGTTAATGTGACTCTAAATGGCGCTGGGTATAGCAAAGACAGTGTCCGTGAACTTATGCAGCAAATAAATGAGCAAGTTGGCGAAGGTGTAGAGTTGGTGGCGCGATGACTGCATACATAGGCTATGACAATCACCTTGCTAATGGCACTGTTACAGTGACATCAGAGGAATCTGGATACCCAAAAGAAAATGCTTGGGACTGGCTGCTCACGGATTGGTGGAAAGCTAATGCACCAGGAGTTGTCTATGTAACTGTTGATATGGGGGCTGCTGTAAATGCAGATTATTGGGCCATTGCTGGCCATAACTTGCACTTGAATAGTGGTAATATAAAGCCACAATATTCAAGTGATAATTTCTCTTCTGATATTCATGACTTTGATTCGCAATATACACCTTCAAATGGCAATCCATATTTGCGTAAAGTGACACAAAGAAATGCTAGGTATTTCAGATTCCTTGTAAATAGCATTGATGTTGCGTCACTCATTGGCCAACTTTGTATAGGAAATATATTGGAGTTGCCAAGTGGAATGCCAGCTGGGTTCATTCCTCCTTCACTTGCGCATTCTGATGAGGTTTATAGCAATGTCTCTGATGGTGGCCAATTCATTGGCAGGTCAGTGATAAGGAATGGAAAGAGATTCACAATAAGTCAAGAAGTAATATTGCCATCTTGGTTTGATAACAATTGGCAAGGCTTGTATGATCACATAGTTAAAAAGCCATTCTTCTTTGCTTGGGATTATGAAAATTACCAAACTGATATTACATTCTGTTGGAGTGATGGCAATATTGACCCACCAAGATATTCAAGTACAGTTCATATGAACTGGAGCATGAAAGTGAGGGGTGTATGACGTTTGCAACGTCTAAAAAGGTTGTTGGCCGCATACCTATGGTTGCTTTGGCTGCTGACATAGATACGTGTGCTAACACTTATGGCCAAGGTGGATGTGCAGCTGGTAAGAGCACACCAACTCCAACGCTTGATATGCATTTTGCTGGGTTATCGCCATCCCTCACGCCGCGCGTCGGTACCGCCGTGTTTACCTGCACTCGTGCTGGAGCTACCGCCACGCGGGTCAACGAATCCGGTCTTATAGAGGTTGTTGCAGCCGATACGGCGCGCTTCGATTATGATCCTGTGACGCTGGAGTGTCGGGGGCTTTTTGCTGAGGAGTCGCGGACGAATCTTGCATACTTATCCGAGCAACTGACCTCTGGCGGGGATGGCGGATGGTTGAATAGTTCTAGCACTAATATCGTTATCTATAGCAATACGGATGTTGCTCCCGATGGAACGGTGACGGCTGATACTGTATCAGACGAAAGCGGCGCGTTGACGGGGCGAGTTCAACAAAACAGATCGATTACCAGTAGTAGTAACACGTATTGTCTGTCATGGTTCATAAAGAAAACAACCAGCGATACACACTACGCTTATATTAATGTGTTCATTCTTGGCGGCACAGCTGTTTCGCGCTCTATAACTGTAGATACCAACTCAGGAGCAATAACGTTTTCCACCGCGGTTAACAGCGGCGTGGAAGATTACGGGGATTACTGGCGGGTCTGGATGACCTCCGCAGATAATGCGAGTGGAAACAACACAATCGCATTCGCGCTCTACCCTGCATTCAATACAACAGGGGATTCTGCCTCAGAACCGTCATTAACGGGTAGCAAAGTCGCGTGGGGCTGTCAGGTCGAGGTTGGAGCAGCCCCGTCATCTTACATTCCCACTCCAACAACCGCCGCCGTCACCCGCAATGCAGATCGAATTCTCTGCACGGACATTAGCGGCTTCCACAATGTCAGCGAATCCACGGTGTTTGTTGAGGGGGAGAAACAGTACATAAGCGGAGCAACTGCGTATCCACGGCTGTTCTCGTTTAGCAATCCTAGCCTGACGAACCAAATATCCTCGTTTGTTATTGAGGCGGAAGGCGCCGCACGCGGATATGTTTCTGCTGACTCTGTTCTACAAGCTAGTATGCACACTGGCGCAATAACTGCCGGTGAAGTGTTCCGGATGGCTATTGCGTACAAAGCAAATGATTTTGCAGCATCCAGAGACGGAGCGGCATCTGTCGCGGATACGTCTGGAACAATGCCAACCGTTGACCGGATGGGTATTGGGCAAAATGGGTCTGGAGGAAACATATTTAACGGTCACATCCTCCGCCTAGTATATTGGCCGTCGCGACTGACCAATGCACAGTTGGAGGCGTTGAGCGGCTACGGGACGTTCGACATGAGCGCCGCCTGCTACAACACGTACAAAACATGCCAGGACAAGGCCAATTACAACAAGGCAACAAAGACATTTAACTTTTTCCAACCGCACTCAAATTTGCCAATTGGCATTGAAGGATTCCCGTGTATTGTTGGCAATCCGACCACAACACCAACAAGGATAACACCTGATAAAGGATTGGGTTGGAGAGGATCAATATCCATAAGGATGCAAGATTTTCCGCATCATGATCGTGGCATTGATCCATACTTCGCGACACGGACATATGATGCATCTAGCCAAGGAACTTTTTTTGGCAAATTGAAAGCAAGGAATCCATATTACAAAGGTCGCTTAATGCGGCTTTTGGTTGGGTATATAAATGATGATTTTTCATGGATTGATTTTGAAACTCGCACATATGTAATTGACAAGATTGATGGGCCAGATGGCAATGGCAGAGTCACAATAAGTGGTAAGGATATACTTGAGCTTGCAGATGACAAGCGTGCACAAATTCCTGCGCCAAGCTCTGGTTCACTTAGTGTTGATTATACTGCTGGTGTTAGCACAACTCTTGTTCTGCAATCTGGTGAAGGAGTTGATTATTCAATTGACCCATACACTGGAAATTCAATCAGCGTTATATACCCAGGTTATGTAAGAGTTGGTGATAATGTTCTCAAATACACTGGAGTGAGTACAGATACGCTGACTGGTGTCGTTGGTGGGCAATTTGGGTCAACTGACTCTGATTTGTCAATTGATGATCAGGTTCAATTGTGTGTTTACTTTAACAGCGTAAATGTTGTTGATATTCTGAATTATGTACTTAGGAATTATGCAAATATTCCAGAGGAATATATACCATATGACGCAGGGAGAGACACACCAACTGGAATTGATGATGAATGGGATTTAGAGAAGGCAGATTGGCTATCTGCTAATGATTTGACTCATGTAATAACTGAGCCAACTGGTGTTAACTCACTGATTGTAAAATTGATGGAACAAAATCTAATTTATATTTGGTGGGATGAAATAAACAGAAAGATTAAGTTGAAGGCTATTGCACCTGCGCTGAAAAATGAATCCCCAATAGCAATAAGTGATACATATGACATTGTTGAAAATTCAATGTCTGTTGTTGATGATCCAAAGGATAGGATAAGTCAATTGTGGGTTTACTATGACAAAATTGATATAACTGGTGACAATGAGCCAAACAATTATCGCATATGGGAGATTCAAGCTGATCCAGATAGCGAAGGTGTTAATGCTCACGGAGAAAAATCAGTGAAAGTTATATATGCAGACTGGCTAAGGTCTGCAAATGCAGGATTGGTTGTTACTCTTGCTGGTAGGCTTCTTAATCGCTTCAATGAAACGCCAAAAACAGTTAAATTTTCACTTGATGCTAGAAAGAATGATATTTGGACTGGTGATAATTCAATACTTAATTCTCGAATGTTTCAAGGATTTGATGGAGCAAATGTATTGCAAAAAATCCAAATTTTGCAAGCACTTGAAAAAGAGCCGGGGCATTTGTATGAATACATCGCGCAATCGACTGTATACATGCTTATAAAATATGGCTTTGTAACTCCTGATGCAATGAATGATTATCTAGATGAAACTGATGAGAATAAGGCTTCATATGGTTTCATAACAGATGATGATGGGTTGATGTCAAATGGCGACAATGGATATTACATTGCATAATAATGGTGAATAATATGCTTCCTATTGTTGATGTCGAATTGGATGAATCACTTGTTATCAAGTGTCCAATGGTTGATTTTAAAAATAGACGTGTTAGTGCATGCAAAAAATGCACTAATTGGGCTGGTGTTTCCATGAAATGCAATGACATGACGCAATCATGGGAAAATAAATTTGCAATTCGCTGTGGGTTCATTATGGACCGCAGTGTTAGCAAAATTGAAATAATTGAGGATTAAGTCATGACGGCATGGGTTTCAATTCCAAATGGTGATATTGATCCAGATAGTCCTATCACAACATCACTAATTACTGCATTGCGTGATAATCCAATTGCCATTACAGAAAAGGCAAGTGGTGCGCCTGTGCTTGCTAATGACTACATCGCCACCGCGATGATCGCAAATTCCCAGGTGACGCAGGCAAAGGTTGCCGCGGCTGCAGTCGGTCAGTCGCAGTTGAAGACATCAATTTCATCTGTTTCGACAACCACAAGCATGTCCATACTCACGCTGCCAGGTGGCACATATGGGTTCTATCCACAGATCAAGGCGGATCCTATTACTGGTGATCTTGTGACTGCAACTATAGGTGGCTACAGAAATACAATTACAAAAGCCAGTTGGACGGCAACATACGCAACCAGAATTGTCCTCGGAAAGGATGGTGTAGGTGGGACGCTGTCAGCACAGCAGCGGTATGTGGCTGCCTGCCCACCGTATGATCACGGTGATGGGAGAATTGGTCAATTCATCTTTGTGTTAATGGATAATGCCACTGGATGCCCTGATGCTGTATATGCAGCACCAGAGGCTCCGTGGCACCTGAATGGTCCAACTGACATACGTGCTGATTTTTATGACGCTAAAGACCGTGGATGGCGCTGGAAAGATGTGCGTGAGACTGATTGGGTTTGGAGCGGTGAAGTGCAGGATTACACCCCACGCACCAGTGTTGTTGGGCGTGAGCTTATCGAGATAACACAAGCTATGAAGATGGCAGACATGCTGCTGATACCACATCCGTTCATTGGCAATGATCTAACTGGTAAGACAATTGTTTTGTTGGACCCAGTTTCAGATTATACTTGGAATCTTGCTGAAATGCATGAACAAGGAGTGAGTCCAAATGAATTAATACATGGTGATTTTATACGCATTGATAACACACCAATAAATCGCGCTGGCCCACCTGGTGTGTTGGTTGTGCCTTATCATTGGAAGTTTACATAGTCAAATAAAAGGAGTAATGCAATGAAAAATGTAATTGGTTTTGTAGTTTTTACAATTGCACTGGTTATCGCTGGTTGCAATAATGGTAGCTCTCCTGCTGAAAGTTCAAGTGGAGTTGTTGGAATATCTTGTGCTGATGTTGTAAATGACAGCAGCACAAGCGATTGTAGCCACCAAGCTGTGATCGCAACTGTTACTGTTGTTGATGCAGGAACAATCATCAGGGGCGAGACAATTTGGGTATCAATTACCATTGTAAACAATACTGAAAATGTATGGCAAGGTTACTGGGGTGCTGTATTTGATGCTGGTTGCAATGGTGTTGAAACTTGGGAGATTGCACCTATTCAATCAACCCCAGTTCTTGCAACTGGAGAGGAATGGACTGCCATGGTAGGTGGGCAGTGTGTAGACATGCCTCTTGGCAAGCATACTCTCACTGCCACGGCATATGATGTTGACCCTGCAAATGCACTTGATGCAGTACCAGTTCAATTTAATCTCGTCGAATAATCAAACAATATATTGCAATTCCAAAAGGGGTGTGGAAATGCCAGGAAATAAAATACAAGAAATTGCAACAAGGAGCGTTGAGATTGTTGATGCTCTTGTGAATGCAAGCATATTTTTTATCTTGGGCACTTTTATTGCAACTGTACAGATAATTGGAAGTGCAGAAAGAATAACATGGAAGATTGGAATTGCAAAGGCTTTATCAACAGGCGGCCTTGCAACTGCAGCCAGCGCAGTGGTGCTGCTAATACCTAATGCATCATTTTCTGCGCAGGTTGGAGTTGCAGCTGGATTGGCTAGTCTTGGTGTGACTGGGCTTGAAAAGCTATTCGTTAAAATCCTTGAAAAAAGAGGATAGTGACCATGGACATTATATCATATTCGATGATCTTTGGTTTGGTTGGTTTTGTTGCTTGGATATATGGAGCTTGGCAATCTGCAAAGCAAAAGCACAAGTTAACTGTAATGCACCAAAGAAGGAAAACAGATCATGGCATTCTCATTAAGTGAAAAATCAAAGACAAACAGAGCAGGTATTGATAAGAGGTTGATTGAGATTAGTGATCTTGCAATTACAATTACTTTGGTAGACTTCGGCCACGGTCCATACAGTGGCCTTAGAACTGCAGAAGAACAACACCAATTGCACATTGATGGTTCATCGCCATATTGCGATGGATATAAAGTAAAGTCGAATCACCAAACTGGTAAAGCACTTGACTTTTATGCCTTTGTAGATGGCAAAGCAAGTTGGAAGTCTGAGCATTTGGCAATGGTTGCAGCAGCGCATCTTCAGGCAGCTTCAACGCTAGGATACAAAGCCAAGTGGGGTGGATTGTGGCCAAGAAAAAATAATCCTAGTGAAGGAATTCACTATGGTTGGGATTGCCCACACATTGAATTGGTGGATTGACATGATTGATAAATTGTTGCCATATATTACTGATCCTCTATTCATGTCTCTACTTGGATTGCTAACACATTTTCTAAAGGATATGGCAAGAATACACAAAGAAGAATGCAGATTCATCTCATTGCGTGGATATTGGATAGAGCACCCATACCAAAGCATATTTTGTTTAATTGGTATGATTATTGGGTTGGTAATTCTACATAGTATGAATGAGTTATCTTCTTTGAATGCATTTGGGGTTGGTTATATGTCAAACTCAATTGCTGATACCGCTGGAAAAAGAGCAGGAGGTAAAATAAATGCCTAAAATAGGACTTCTTGGTATTGGATTGCTTGCAATGTTTTCTGCATTTGCTATTGGAACATATATTGGCATTGAGTGGGAAAAAGGCAATCAAGCTCAAGAGCAAGTCATAATAAAAAATGTCCAAAAGGCAGCGAGTGATGCAGCTGCTGATGCAATAGCAAAGCTAGAGATAAAGCACACAACAATCAATCGGGAGATTCGACGTGAAACAATTAAGGAGCCTATTTATATTGACTGCCGCCATACTCCTATCGGGTTGCAGCTGCTTAACGACGCGCTGCGTGGACCAGGGGTTGGTAGTGGCAAGTTGCCCAGCATCACTGGGGGAGTTGACTGATGATTCATTTGGCGCAACAAGTGAAAAATTGGCTGAGGTTGCAGGGACATATTACAAGTGCAGAGAGTCAGCAATTGGGACAAGGTAGGACAAGCGTTTAGAGTATCCCTAGAACTAGCTATAGCCTATCTAGGAGGCGTTTATATAGGTGAGGCTAGGGGTAGGTATAGGGTAGAGGACAGAATCGAACCTAGGGCGTTATAGGCGGCTGAAAAGCCGCCTATAACACATCTAAATATCAAAATTTATTCACCTTAGCGTGGCTAAGTCGAATTGCAGCATTATGCGCAAAATCATCTGCGTGTTTTTTAACCTCTTCTTTGCTGCCAACTCTCCAACCAACTATCTCAACATTACCTGTGTTAACATTGATGATGTTGTAACCATAACCATCATTAGATGGGCCTGTTACTTCTGCTTTGAAGTTAAATTTACTCATTTGTAGACCCAAAGCCTCCTTTGCCACGGACAGTTTCATCAAGCGAATCAACTTCTTCACAAGCAGTCAAACAAGGCACAACAACCATCTGAAAATATGGCTTACCCATTTCAACGAGACCAACTTCTCCTTTTGACTCAACCTTCAAAAGAATCTCACCACGATAATCAGAATCGATTACACCAGTATCATTTGCCAACTTCACATTGCTTTTATGCGCGCTTGATCTTGGCACAATCAAGCCAACAAATCCGTGTGGAATGGCCACTGACCATCCCGTTCCAAATGTTACACTACCATGTAGTGCAATCTTTCTGCTTGATACATCCCAATCCATATAGCGGTCATCTTTGATGCTATGGCAAGTTAAATCAAATCCAGCTGATCCTGCTGTTGCAGGAGAAGTGAAAACCAACTTTTTCTCGTCATTCTTATTAACTCTGCTGAACTTGATTACATTCATTTTATTCTCCTATTTTGACAGTTAAATCGGGCGTTCCTACGCTAAATCTATAGACCCCTACTAAGGGATAGGGCTAGATCCTAGGAATCTAGAAAGGTTGATTAAGCACCAATTATTCCCCTTCCTCTCTCCAAGCAGTTGCAACCGGATGGAATGGAATTCCATCTTTAGTCAACTCTGCAAATTTAACATTCACAGAGAATCCAATGAATTCATCTTTGTTTTGCAACAACTCTGTGCGTTCTTGCATAGTGCCTGGTGCAGACACAGAGAACTCTTTGCCATTTTCCATCTTACATCGAAGTATTGCCCAGCCATCCTTTGATTCAGTAATATCAACAACAACTGCCTCGATGTCATGCCACTCCTTAAACTTCAAAAGGCTGTAAGAGCGTTTACCATCTTCATAGCCATAGTTGCCATGGCGAAGCATCAATCCTTCATATCCTTCTCCACGGAATATTTTCATGAATTCCATAACATCTTCCATGTGGTTGACTGGCCTCGTTGGAACAATCTCAACATGCTCAAATTCATCAATTATTTCTCTTAACAAAAATAGCCTTTCTTCAAATGCATCACTTGATACCATATCATAGACGTGATACTTCAATTTTTTGCTATCTTCTTGTTTGCGCTTTATCCAACTTCCGATTTTTTGCAAAGCAACTCCATGGCAATACAATTCGCCATCAAGTGTGATGTTTTCTGGTATTCCAGAAAGTTCATCAATTATGTGACCAATTGACTCAATCTCTCTGCCTTTCCTTGAGTATGCAATTATCTTGCCATTCTGATTTGTTATTAGACACCGATGGCCATTGTACTTGCGTTGTGCCCATGCATTGCCCCAATTGATCTTGTGCAGATTATTCTCTGACTTATGAGCAAGCATTGGCATCAGCAGGCCCATTACATTGCGCTTTGGCAACTTTGCTAATTCAATGCTTTCAACATAGCCCATGTCAAGCTTGTTGCGAATCCGTGAGCGTGCGCGAGACTCAACTTGTTCATATATATCGCGGCTTGCTTTTCCTTCTTCCACTTCTTCATATTTTTCTTGTATGGAGCCACCTACCTTTCCATGCTCAATTACAAGATAGCAATTCAAAAAATCAACTTCAACTTTCCATGTTCTGATGCCGCCAAGAGAGTCCATCTTGAATAATGGCTTGCCAATTAGAGTGTCCAAGTATTCATCAGATGCCACCATTGTTCTTCTCCCATTCAGTCAAATCAAGTATTTCTTTAACAGTTATCATTCGCCAGTCACTGCGTATTTCACCTTTAACAATGACGTATGTTTCACCTTCCTTCAATGTTTCTGCCAATCTCTTTCCATTCAACTTATTGAAGTCTTGTGGGGAAATCATGCACATGATGGAATCAGTATCATCTTCAATATAGAATTTCAAATAAAACTGATTCTTGTCAACTTTTTTGCCACCTCGTTTTTGTATTGATTGGTAGTCATTGCGGTCACGGAGATCACGACTAATAACTTTACCAATAACAACACAAGTTCCGCTTGTAACATCAGCAATGTTGCTTGGAGGTGCAATCAACCCAAAATCAATTGGCCTTTCATATAGTTTGCCCCATTTATCTTTGCAAGGGAATAGAGAGGAAAACATTGTAATTGGGTTGAACAAAGTCTTTGCCATTGCAGGAGTATAAGGCAATCCATTATCACGCCTTGTTATAATTTCCTTTGCCTTTTTTGCACCAATTCCCTTGATGCTTGTCAAACCGCCAATCAACTTACCATTTGCAATTGACCAATTTTCTTTCGATTCATCAGGGTCAATTGCTACATACTCAATGCCATCATTTATTACCATATCACGCAATAACTTCAATGCAGAATCATCATCCTTTGCATTGTTAAGGTTTGCTGCTGCAAATTCAAGTGGGTAGTGCGCCTTGGCCCACGCAGTCCAGTATGAAATCAGAGCATAACTTACTGCATGTGATTTGTTGAAAATCCAAGAGCCAGAGTGCTGAATGTCTGACCACATTTCCTCTGCATTTTCTTTTGTATAACCATTTACTGCTGTTGCACCTTCAATGAACTTGTCCTTGTACTTTGCAAAGAACTCATCACCAAGTGATTTTGATGCAGCCTTACGCAAATCAGACACATCTTCCCAACTCATGGCGCCAATTTCTCGGGCCATATTCATCATTTGTTCCTGATATACAGTTACACCAAAAGTTTCACCAGTTATGTCTTCGTGAATCTTATCAAAGTAAACAGGCTTTACTTCACCAAGTTTTGATTTGATATACTTGTTTGTGCCACCTGAGTTCATTGAACCAGGACGAGCTAGTGCAGTGATTGCTACAATATCATTGAATTCATGTACGCCGATTTGCCTTGTTACAAACTGCAGAGCTTGGCCTTCAAACTGAAAAATACCTGACCACCTACCATCAGTTATCAGCTTGAATGCATCGCCATCATCCAATGGCAGCGTGTAATAAATTTGTGGGTCAAGTCCTGCCAATTTTGCACAATCATGAAGTATTGACAGCGTGCGAAGTCCAAGCACATCAATCTTCAACAGATTGAGATATTCAGCCTCCTTCTTATCAACCATTACCATGTCATCACGAGTATTGCGACCAACAAAATCAGTCAATGGTTCATTGCAAACAATAATACCAGCTGCGTGAACCCCTGCGTGACTAGAGTGATTCTCAACTCTTTCAACAAGCTTCATAGCATGGAACTTTTCAATAAATACTTGACCAACTTCAGTTGTCTCAAATGTATCCATTATGCACATCGCCGCACGGGCATCACCACCACTGCGCTCAATGATTGCGTCTTTTACTCCTTCTGTCTCATAAGGAGGTATGCCAAGAGACTTAGCAAATGCACCAATTGCGCTCTTTGCTTTCAGCTTAGCAATTGTAGCAATATGACCAACTTTCTCTTCGCCATAGTCATTGACAAGTTGCTTGATTACAATTTGACGCTTGTTATCAGGGAAGTCAACGTCAATATCAGGTAGGTCAGCACGATTGATATCAATGAATCGCTCAAAAATCAATCCAAATGACAAAGGGTCAATTTCAGTGATGCCAAGCAAATAGCAAACAAGTGAGCCTGCTGATGAGCCACGAGAAGGCCCAACCAATATTCCCTTTGCCTTAGCCTTTCTTATCATGTCAGCAACAACAAGGAAATAGTCACCAAAATCCTTCTGCTTAATCAAATCCAATTCACGCTCCATGCGTGACTTGTATGGCTCTGAATCAATATCAATGCCTCTTTTCTTTGCGCCATTCTTAATAGCAACTTCAATTTTCATCATGCCATTGTACCTCACCATTGGTGCCTTTGGAATGGTGAAGTGCTCGCACATATCTGCAATTACATGAGTGTTGTTTATTGCTTCTTCATCTTTGCAGATTCGATACCACTCTGCAGTTGTCATAATATGCTGTGGATATGTATGGATAAACCCGCCATCAGACAGCAATTCATAGATTGGTTTGTCAAAGGCAGTTGGATAGTAGTTGTTAATTATTGCAACCTTTGGCAATGGAAAATCTTTAATCAACTTTGGTGTTGATGGACTAAGCGCAATATAATCAATGCGAGTCTCATCAAAGAAGTTCTCTGCAATTACAATAACATTTCTGCTTAACTTCTTGACATCATGCACATCAATTCTTGGCCAGAAGTGAAATTGGTCATATGCAGCCATGACCAACTTGTATATTTCTTTCAAGCCATCCTGATTCTTTGCAATGAAAATGTATTCTGGCCCGTGGTGACGAGCTTTTCCTTTCTCAGTTGCATCACGGACAACCATCAACCTGATGCCAAAGATTGGCTTTATGCCTGCTTTCTTGCACTCTTTTTCAAGAGTGACATGACCAAATGTATTATTGGAATCTGCTATTCCAACTGCTACATTGCCATATTTCACTATATCTTCTGCATAGCCATACACCTTTTTGAAGGTGTATTCAGTTCTCAGCGCCAGGTTGATGATTTCTTTCATTTATGCAAATCCCTTATCACAAAGCCATTTGTAACAGCGAACTAGAGCCATGACATCATTTTTAGCACGATGTGCACCATCTTCATGTGGAGTGCCAGTTGCAATCTCATGCAAATCTCTCAACTTCAATGCCTTGTCTCTGATTGATTTGCTAAGTTCAACTGTGCAATGCCATTCTGGTGGCCAAGGGAACTTGAAAGCCAAGTCATGGCGCTCAAGTTCCTGCCTTAAAACTCCTGCATCAAATGATAAATTGTGTGCAACCATTCGTCTTGCTCCATGAAAGAGCTCAACAATGTCATCAAAAACTTCAATGAATGTAGGTGCATTTGCAACCATTTCATCAGTGATGCCAGTTATCTTGACAACCTCATCAGGAATTGGCATAGGAGGCTTAATGAATGTTTCAAATTCACCAACAACTTCCCAGTTCTTGTTTATGCGAATGCCATAAAACTCTGTGATGAAAGGTTGCATATTCTTATCAACTGGGCTTGGCTTTAGAAGCCCAGTTGTCTCAGTATCAATTACAACAAAATCACCCTTCATGATCAACCTCGTGATCAAGTTCATTCAGCATTGCTGCATACACAGACAAATCATGCAGACTATCTTTGTGGCCACCATTATCAAAGTTTGTTGCATACCTCGTCAACTTTCCAACAATCATATTCAAGACACCAAGTCGATTCATGTCATGTGGATTGTCAACTGCAATGCCATCGGGGAAAAGAGCAGACATTACATGCCCATGGCGCTTGTATGTATCGCCATAAATTGCATTGCGCTCTTCATAAGTATTTGCAGCACTTTCAAGCTCAACTGCAACAAAACACTTGCTCTGCTTCTTGGCCATTCCTTACTCCTTAATAAGTTGAGTCATTAAGCACAAATTGCGTTCATTGATGCCAATGATGATGTTTAATCCAATCTTGAATTCCCAATCAATCTTCCCTTTTGAGTAATACTCTTTTGAAAAAAGATTCTTCCATGTATCTTCAGTAAAGAATGATTTGTGATCCAAATCCTGGAATGCCATATTCGATTTGTAATATGGCACCACAATGTTTATGTGGCCTGATTTTTTGAGTACTCGCTGGCACTCTGCCAATATTATTCTAGGGTCACGCAGATGTTCAAAGAAATGATAAGCGTGAATTTGAGATACTGAATTGTCTGGGCATGGTATAAAGCCATGTTCTGCATCCCAATCTGGCCAATCGAATGCAGTAGCTCCATCAATGGATTGGTTTCCTGCGCCTAAATTTAAGATGATGCCACCCTTGGCATCCTCCATTAACAATGGGATGTCACGCTTCATCCCAATTTTGAATAATTCTTGAATTGTCATTACATTGTTCTCCCATCTTTTGCAACTGGATTTGCAACGTGGTAACAATCATTCCATGCAGATTCAATTGCTGCAATCTGCTCCTTAGTTGGAGCAAGTACAAATGGCTTCACTGGGCACTCTGCATAATTTGGGAATGCACAGAGGCCAGTCTTGACGCAATACACTTGAATGAATTTCTCTGCCCATGGATGTACTTTCAACACCTCACGGCGAATCTCTGCAAATACCTTTTGATATTCTCCTTCTGCACGTTTGCACATACGCATTTCAGCCATATGAGACAGCGTGCGCAGATTTGCCTTGAAAATTATGTTGGTATTAGTGCAAGTAGGCAGCACCCCACGAGCCTCTTGAACTGGCACTCCATCATCAACCAACTTTCCATACTCTTCAAAGCTGTGTTTTACTGCATCATGAAAGATTGGGTGATCAGTTTGAGCAACATAGCCTGAATCGCGTACATCAACAACTCGCTGAGCTTGCTGTGCGAAACTGGCTGTGCGTGTGCGGACCAACTGATGAGTGAATGAGCGACTCACTTCTGAAATTTCAAAGGTATAGTCTGCAAATTCCCATGAACTTGAGATGGTATTACGCATGTAATCCAAATGCTCAAGTTTCTTTTCTTCTGGCCAATTCATAATGTCATGAATTGATTCACCAGATGTGAGTCTGGTATTCTTTGTGTACAGAAGGATTTCAAGTGCATTCGTTTGATAATCAATCAGCTTAACTTTCATAGTTGTACTCCATCTTCAGTTGATCATAATGACTTTTGTTAATCATCGCTTTGATTTTCAAAATATCTGTGTATACATCATCCAGTACTATATTCCTCCATGTTGCAAATCTACCAAGGCTATATATGCCATGCTTAATTGTTGCATAAACTAAGAACTGTTTACGTGCATCTTCATCAATTGGAACTATCTTGCCATTTCTCTGTATGTGATTATCAACAATAACATCAATTGACATGCCTTTTATTCCAAAGCTGTCAATTACATGATTGATGCACTCTTTGGTAATTTGCCAACAGCTTTCTATTATTACTTTATTGCCTGTTATTGACGCTCTGTATGGCAATACATCAGGGCTAGTGTAATAATTTGTCATATATACATTACAATCTTCAACAGACAATTGTGTAACGTATATTTCACTTGATTTGCAACTTACAGCAATACTCTTGCCCAATATGTTTGCAATTACATTTATTGGGATAGTGCTTATAATTGGTTCGTCCTTCAGACTATTTATGACATCTGCATCGCAATGAGTTCCATATTCAATGCGCCCATCACACATATCAAGCAATTGCTCATGAAAGTCATCAGGAGCAACCCAACGATTAACTGGCTCCAAATTAGTAATTGATCTGCATGCTGCAACATCAGCCACCTTTCTGGAGTATAGGATTATATGCCGTGGAGAAAGAGTTGCTGGCGCGCCACGGTGCCATATACCCTTGTACACTTTTACTTCTTTGAATGGTATTCCAACTGCCTCTCCTATATGTGGAGAGCGGAATCTCAACACAGCTTTGTGCTTTTGCTGATTGCCTTTGTTGCTTGATTCGATGATTGTTGCATTTTGATTCATGGCTGCTGCAATACAACCAGCCAACCCAGCTCCTAAAATCTTCATGATTCCCTCTGGTGATTGATTTGAACTTGTATCGTATATTCTCCCCCTCTAATCCTATCAATAAAACTCCCCTCCTATCCTCCCGCCTATTAGCAGCTATCAAATGGTAATAGATAGACAGCAGCATGCTAATGATTATCACGCCTATGATAGTATGGGTAGTTGTGCTAGAGGCGATTCTCGACTATCTAGGAGGCGTTTCTAGATGTAGCCCTGTAGGTAGGTAGCGGGTAGATAGTTAAAACGCCTCCTGCAAGCTCCTAGGAGCTTATTAGCATATTAGAATATTCTAATATATGAAGGCAAAATAAAAGCCCCTAGCCGATTGGCTAGGGGCGCGACTACCACAAAACATCGTGCCTAGTTTTAGGCAGCAGTCTCGTGGAACTTGCGGGCGAATTTCAGCATGTCATGAGCGATGCTGGCATACTTGACTGCCTGCTTCTCATTCATGTCAGACTTGATGGTCATTGTGGCCCTCTTGATGTCTTCAACCGTCGCGTCGCGGTTTTCCAACATCCATTCACCCAACTTGGCAAACATGCCGCCGCCGCCAACACGACCAGCACTGCCCTTCTCCTTCTTGGGCAGGGAGATTTCATTTGCCTTTGCATACGAGCGGATGAAGCCAATGGCGCTCTTTTCATTGGTGTCAGCAACGCCAACAACCAGCGCATCAACGGCGGTGTTCACGCCATCCGCAGTGGTCAGGTCGAAGTTGCCATCAGCCAGAATCTTTGCTGCTTCCTCCTTACGCTCCTTTGCGCTGACGCGGTATCCCTTCTCCTCCATCACCATCTTGAACACCTTCGTGGCATTCTTGAAGCTGACGCCAGAATTCACAATTTCCAGCAGCATGTCATCATCAGACTTACCAGCGGTAACGCCATCAGCAATGATTTTTTCTACAACTTGGGTATCAGTCATTTTGTTTTGCTCCGGTACATTGAGGGTGGACAGTTTTTCATTGATCTGGATGATCAGATCAACCTTTTTGGCCTTGGAGTGGACTTCCACGCCATTGGCCTTTGCGATTTCACTCAGCGTTGCCATCGAGTGTGAATCAGCAGTTTCAGTGTCATAGATGAACTCTCCGGCTTCTTCAGCAGCCTGAACAAATTCACCCTTACGCAGAACACGGAAGTTGTCTTGAATGAGGTACTTTGCCATGATCATTTCTCCAGTTTAGGTTTAATTTGTTAGCTTTCCGCTAACGTCGGGACTAACTATAACGACATTGCCAACAAGAGTAAACAATTTTTTAGACGCTTTCGCTCCTAATATAAATTGTTTACTGAAGTAAAGTCAATGAACAGTTTTCTTAAACTGATCACCATCTTTACGCGGATTAACGCCCATGCTTTCACAGAACTCACTCCACATGCGGCGTTTCTTCAACTCACGCATAATGCGGTTGAAACGAGTGATAAGTGGCTGCTCACAATTACCGCGCAATGCGCGACCACGAGCAATGCCATTGTTGATTGAAGTCACAGTCTTTTCAGCCCAGTGAGTCAACTTCTCGTCAGTCATTCGATTTGCGTATTTCATGATAATCTCCCTGCCATTCTAGCTATTTCAAGGTGAGCAGTGTGGCAGGCGTCATCACGGTCATCCGTGAAGTGGTCGGCGCCATGCTGCCATTTTCCTTCTTTGTAGAACTTCACGCGGTACTCAGACAGATCAGAGTCAAAATAGACCTTAGCTGCGCACCCTTTGTGAGCAATTGAGTCTACAAGTCTAGTGGCCATCTTCTTATACTCCGATCATCTTCTTATCCTCCTTTAGAACTCAACAGAATAACCAGAAGTCTTCCAGAGCATCAGGGTGATCTTGAATCCTTCTGACTTAGGGAACCGCTTAGAAAACTCAGTTGCCTTAATCTTCGCGTCAAGTTCAATTTCACCTACGCTAACGCGGCAGAAGTGCTTACCATCTAAAGCTACATTAATCTGATATTCCATTGTCTTATCGCCTTATTTAGATATTCAGTTATTGACTTACCATGATTCAAACTATACGCCAATTTTCAGCTCCGTCTACAAATTTTTGTGAATTAATTGACTTTTTTGATAAATAGTTGAAAATCAACCACTTATAGAGGTTCCCTAGGCGAATCCTAGGGGTCTAGGCTAGGGGATAGGCCGCTAGAATCGGCCTAGGAGGGGCTAGGAGGGGGCGCCTAGCCCTTCTCCTATATAGGAGAGGGGGTAGGCTAGGGGCAAGCAGGAAGCGGCTAGGAAGGGGCTAGGAGGGGTCCACTAGAATGAATAGTCATCTATGGATGGGAACTTTCCACTGTTGTTGACAAGTATCTGCTTAGGCTTCATCAGCAAGTCAGTGTTCTTATACAAACCAGACAAGTCATCTGGCATTCCAGCAACTCCTATCCATCGCCACTTGACCCAATGCCTTGCTTTCCTGCCAGCAAATCCATCATGGTCATAACAAATCCATTCACTGAATGAAACAAATCCAACATTGTAAGTGACTCGCAAGCTTGATGGACTTCCTGCCTTCTGGTGAATTGAATATGAAACACCGGCAACATCAACCCACTGTTTTATATTGCTTGAATTTTTTACTACATCAGCAGTTGTTGCGCTTGTGCTTATCTTTTCTTTGAATACAAATTCATGTCCACAAATGTCACAGGTGCGAACACTTGGGTGATGAATTACTCCACAACCTGGACACTCTTTTGTTATTGGTTCGCCTCCTTGTGACTTTCCTTTCTGTTTAACCTTCACATCATTAATTGGACCAAGTCTCTCTGTATTGCCAGCAAAATCCAAAACAAGGCATGCTTGTTTATTACTTGCTTTAATTGCATTTAAGCGCCCTTCAATTGTATCAAGATCAAAACCAGGTGCATAAACAACCCGCAGACCACGGCCAATCATCTGAATGTGCAGCGATGGTGATTCAGTTGGTCTAAGGAGAACAATCAAATCAATATTTGGGTCATCATATCCAGTTGTCAATATATCAACATTAACAACTGCTCTATACTTGCCATCCTTTGCATCTTTGATTACTTGCTTCCTATCTTCGCCCATCTTTGAGTGAATACAAGCAGTGGAAATTCCATTTCTGCACAATTCATCTGCAACATGCTCTGCATGATCAATATCAATAGTAAATATCAACCACCTCTTGAAATTTTTCCCAAACTTTATTATTTCAGATACGGCAGAGTTTGTAATCTCAGAGCGGTCAAACCTATCAACCATTGCCTTTACATTGAAGTCGCCACCTGTCTTTTTAAGGCCATCTGTATTTAATTGCTCTATTGTTTTCTTTGTTATCAACTTTGATAAAAATCCTTCATCAACAAGACGATTGAATGCCTCATACTCAGACAGGTCATATGCAATGTCAGTGAATAGAGCACCTTCACCTTCATGAATATATCCATGTCCTAGACGGAAGTTAGTTGCGGTTAACCCAATGTAAACCGCATTCAACTCAGAAAGGAATTTCCTGTACATGCTATTGTTATTAATTGGAATGCGATGACACTCATCAATTATGACAATATTAAAATGCTTGAATTTTTCAGGGTTGTTATATACCGTTTGTATGCTAGCAACCGTAATTTTTTTTATATCACGCTCACCAAGACCAGCAGAGTACAAACCAATATCAATATCAAAGAAATCAGAAAGCGCCTCGTGGTCCTGCTCAAGTATTTCAGCAACATGAGAAAGAATAAGGATATTGTCAGCAGGCTTCTTAGTAAGGTGTGCATCTACAAACATACACATTGTATGGCTCTTACCAGAGCCAGTTGGCATTACAATGAGAGGGTGGGCAGATGGATTTCCATCCATCAAAGCAGTTGTCTTTTCAACTGCCTCTATTTGATACCACCTATCTTGTTTAGCTGGTTTTGACATATTCTTGTTCATTGAATGATTTGTTTGGCTCTGTGTTACCGCAGTTGTTGCAGAAATATCCTTTTATAACAGGATAGCCACATTCACCACACGGACTCATTTCTGGAGTAAATGATAATGCAAGAGCCACTCTTTGTTTAAAATATTCAATGCTATGTGGCTCTATCCTGTTATATTCTTTATTGTGAAATCTATTTGGCATTATAGCCCCCAACCTTTTCTCCAGAGTGAACAGCCAGCAAGTTGCTCTTCAAATGTCAATTCTTTATTGACTTTCTGATTCGAGCAAGCCCATTTGCCATCATTCAATATATCAGAGTGATCACAAGTGCGGCAATTATGCCAAGGTTCTTCGCCATAGTGACATACACCATTGTGATTGCAAAATTTACACTCATACCAAGCAGGGCCACCAATTTTTTCTAGCGGCATATCTGACATGATTATG